GAAACAACAATTTAGAAGCTTTAAATATAACTGTGAGGAGAAATGATGGCTTGAGCCGTATGTGGTGAAAGTCACAAGTACGGTTCTTAGGGGGGAAAGAAATTGAAAGATTTCCGACCTACCCGACTTTTTATGCAGAAACGAGTAAAAAAGTACTATAAAATTATAGTTACTGAACAATTATTATGTAAAGTAAAGTGTGCAAAAAACTTAATTCGGAATGTGGTATTTAAATAAAAAATAGTGATAGAAGGTGAGATAGTTGAAAAACATAAACATTTTAGAAGGTCAAGTAAACTTATTTGACCTTCTAATCCAAGAACGTATCAAACCTAAAGAAAAAATAATAGTTGAAAAACCAATGATAAAAGAAGATAACTTCATGGAGATAATCAATCGTTATAAGGAAAGTTGCAGTAGGATAGTAAAAAGAGTCTCAGGAGCATTGTTAGTTGGATTTGAAGATAAGACAATGCATTTCAATAGCCAAGGAATAAATGAATTTGATTTAACTCCATATGTTGGTTTAATGCCTGGGGATGAAATTTTGATTGCTAATGTAGATAGAGAATTAAATGATATTCAACTTAGGAAATTAGCCATTATGGATCCCGTGCAATATATAAAGCGAAAAGGAGATTCAAACATAATAATTCCAATGGAAGAAAAAACAATTGTTATAAATCCTAAAGGCTGGGTTATTGAATATGAACAAAAGCCTAAATATCACGAAAGTGAGCTTTTTATTACAGAAATGGCTAAAGAAAGCACAGTTTTGGCTAATAAAGTTACAAAAGTGGATACAAATATCACAGAATTTGAAATTGATGATCTTGTAGAAATTGAATATCAAGGAATCAAAAGCACAGGCAAAGTAGTAAGAGTTTACAACAGTGGTGAAACAATAAATGTAGCTTGGAATGGTCAACGGACGGCATTTTATTATAAATGTGTAAAGAAATTAGCATAAGAAGGTAAACAGATATGGGAGGATTTAAATTAAGATTTACAGATACAGAAATAAATAAGCTATTAAAGGAGAATTTTAAGATTCTCTTTGATACAAGAGAGCAAGTTAATGACCATGTATTAGCTTACTTTGATAAAAAGAAAATTTCATATAAAAGACAGAAAATTGATGAAGGTGATTATACTGCAATAATAACAGCTAGGCCAGAGATGGGAATACCAAGAGATTTATATTTTAAGGTTGGAGTTGAAAGGAAAAATTCAATTGATGAATTAGCAGGAAACTTAGCAGAAAAAACAGATAGTAGAGATGATATAAGACTTGAAAGAGAACTTATGAGAGCTAAATCAAAAGGTATTAAGATGTTTCTTATTATTGAGGAATTTAATGGGATGAACCATATAAGGACTAATGATTATAGAAGTTCATATTCTCCAAAAGCATTTGAAGGAAAACTTTCATCTATACAAGATAAATATTTAAATGATACTATTTTCTGCAATCCAGAAGATACAGGACTTGAGATATTTAGAAAGCTTTATTATGCAGTAAGGAACTTTTTAAAAGAAGGAGAAGTTGATTTAGCTGAATTGGTTGCTAAAGATATTTTAAATGTTAACTAAGATTTGGAGGTTTATTTAATGGAGTATATAAATGGAGGTACAAATGGAAGACAATAACTTTAAGAAAACAGAATACACTCTATACAATTATAAGAGTTTAGATACCAAGATTAAGAACATAGATATAGACATAGATAATCTAGAAAATGACATAACAGTTAATGCAATAAGTTATGAAGAAAGATCAAGTCCAACTAATGCCTTCTCAAGTGTTGTAGAAAATGAAGTTATTAAGAGAGAAGAAAAGACTGCAGATAAAATTCAAGCACTTAAATATAAGAGAAAATACAACCTAAATTTAAAAACTAAGATTGATGGAGCATTAGAACAATTAACCAGTGATGAATTTAAATTAGTTGAATTGAGATATTTCAGTAAAGATAAAAAGACATGGATTGAAATAGGATTAACATTAGGATTTGATAAAGATTATTGTACTAAGTTAAGAAATAAGATAATAGAAAGGCTCAGCGATTTAATTTACCCATAAATGACAGTTTTTAAACAGTATTAAAACTGTAACGTAACTGTTTTGTAAGCTTTAAACGTAGTAAGATGATATTGTTGAAACATTAAATATGAGGAAAGTTTCTCATAATTCTCTTGAATTTATATTTTTATGTCAGAAAATGAGATTCAAGTACGAATAGTATATTGAGTGCATAAAAAGCCAAGTAACATATACCCTAAATATGCGGTTGGTAGCACCCCTAATACTAATACTTATATAAATACCCTGTAAAGTTGAAGTCTTAAGTTTATACTTGGGGGATATGTAGACTATATGGGGTATTTTCAATAGCTAGTAGAAAAATGCATTTTGGAGGAGCTTAGAAATAATTCACAATATTAATATACTAGTTTATTTGTAATGTTGTATATAATTGTTTGCACGAGGTGAGGAATATGAGTAATGACGTAAATATAATATTAGAAAAAATAAAGGAAACATCAGTAATACATTCTGGTAAACAATCAATAGTAATGTTATCTACCAATGATGTAAAATTGAGTGCTGAGAGTTTTAATGAAGCTATTGAGTACATATGGGATCATAACTTGGTTAAAATATTAAAAGTAGAACGTAGAAGTATCTATATAGTAAAGATATATGCAGATGTCACAACGTAATTTTTAAGAACTCTATTCATAGAGTTCTTTTATTATGCATGCTTATAAGTCAGTAGAAACAACAAATATATATGAAAGTGAGGTGGTTCCCTCCGCGGCACGAGTATATAGTTGCTACTGGTCTATTATATTAGTGAGAGAGATCTAAGTTGTTGCACTCTATCAGGTCATAAAGTAATAACTTACCAAATATTAAATGAAAGGAGATTTAGACCATGAGCAAAAGAAAGAAAATAAAGTTAAATATGAAATTTAATAAAGGCATAGTTGAATGTGCTAAGTCTCCAATCGAATGTAGATCATGCAAAGATATTAAACAATGTGAAACAATAGATACATACTATTATCCATTCCAAGGTATAACAGAATGATTTAAAAATAATGAAAAGAAAATGTAACACTTTCACGTAGTTATAATATACTAAATAACTAGGGTGATAAAAATGAATAAAATTAAGGCAATAATAAAATGTATATTTAAATATAGAGGGAAAAAATATAAAGTTGAAGATGCAATTCCAAATTGCTTAGAAAAAGAAAATGCAATACTTTTATATAAAGATGGCAATTATTCAGACGATGTTTATAGAGCTGGATTAATAAGAATACGATATGGAGATGAAGAAATTCCTAAATTACCAGGAGGAAGTAAAGAAATAGAATTAGTAAATATAGAAATAGAATGCAATTAAGCACTTACAAATGTAGGTGCTATTTTTATGTTGTCTGATCTATAGAAGATTTAAGAAAGTACATAGAGGAATCCCAATAAAAGAAAGAGGTGAGAATAATGAAAATAGATGATATAAAAATACGAAGTATTGAGTATGAAAGTATCTAGGAATGAACTTAAAAGTATCTTAGAAGTAAATCTTAATGCATTAAAGCAAATAGAAAGGCGCTATACATTAGATAATAGACTATTAGAAAAAGGTTATATATTGTTGAACAAATACATTGAAGGCAATAAAACAATGTATGAGCTGGAGATAAGTAAACCCAAGCAGATAATAAGTAAAACCTATAATGTAAATAAAACTAATAACTTTATAGACTATTTTAATATAAGAACCAAGGAAGAACCAAATACAATAGAAGAAATAGCAACTAAGGCTAATATTAATAAAAAGACTGTTGCTAAGTGGGATAATACACTACAAGATAAAAGAATCTTATCAAAGGATGGTTATTATTATTTCAGATTAGATAAAGATGAAGGCGAAATGATCCAGGTATCCATTGAGGAATATAAATCTTTTTGGAAAAATAAAGCTTATATAAATGCTTTCGCGAAACTCCAGAATAAATATATTAAAGGTGAGATAAGTCTAACAGAGTTACAGTTAGCAAGTGGAGAAGTAGCAGTAATAATAAGCACTATAGAAAACAAGTATTATTACAAGATAAAGAAGTATAGGGTAGATAAGAGCAATGAGTTATACCAAGATACTAAGAAATTAATAGAGGGGGTACGGTCACTGGGCGAGATATAATTATATATATAACACCCACTCAGCGTACCCTTTTTGAACATGTAAATTTATAATGGTATCATAGAAAATATAAAGAGAGGCACTTACTTATTAAATGTATATTTTTATGTCAGAAAATAAGATTTAATAACGAATAGTATATTGAGTGTATAAAAACCAAATAACATATATCCCTTATTGTATTATTTGGTAATTCTCTCGTAAATTTTCATTATTCTTCTCACTATAGTTGAAGGCACTTATAGAAATATAGGTGTCTATTTTAATGCACTTTATTAGCTTGTACAGAGCTTTAAAGTTTAAGATGAAAGTTGCTCGAGAAAACAAATATAACTTAACAGTGAGGCTGAAAAGTGTAAAATAAGTGTAAAGTAGTTAGGAGGTGTATTTTTATATGAGTGTTATTGATATAAGTAAAGATAAAATGATTGAAATGTATCTCTCAGATACCAAAATCACTGAGATAGCAAATAAATTGAATGTGTCTAGACAAACTATCTATGCATGGTTAAAAGAAAAAGAAGTTATGGCTGAGGTTGACCAACGGAGACAGCAGTTTAAAAAAATAGGACAGGATAAAATTACACAGAATTTATGCACTTGTATAGATAATATGATAGACCTTGCCAATAATAGTACTGATCCAAGAGTGAAGTACAATGCCAATAAGTATCTAATAGACAGAGACTTAGGCTCCCCTAGTGCCTATAAAGAAGATAGTAATGATACTCCTAATGGCAAAGAGAATCCAGATACTAATGTATTAAAGAATGAGATAGAAGAGATAAAGAATATTAGGGTTGTTAAGTAGTATATTATTTCCCAAACACATAGTTGAATGAAATTAAGCTAATGAATATTTACTTCGTTAAATCCATGTTTCCCGAAATAAATTGAAGATGTATAAATATTAAAGAATGATTATATTACTTGCGTTGGAAGGTATTTGCATAGAATTGCATTTTGAAATTAACGAAATGTATAAAAATAGATGCATAAATAGTGAATAATATACTAAATACACATTGTTTTATGTATAAATATTAGTGTACTATTTCCCGAGTATTTAGGCTTACTTATGGATTTATTATAGCACATAATTAGGTGTATACAAGGGTGGGGGTACCTTCTAAATTGGAAAAGTTCAAAAACCACGTCACCCAGTTCCACAATTTCTATAATATTTTAAAAAAGTCGAGATGGCGATAGTATAACTAAGCCAACTTATTATAGGTATGCTAAAGAGTTTAATGAAAATTTGAAATAAACAAAAAGCACTTATTTTTTATGGTAAGTGCTTTTCTTATATTAAAATCATAGTATTTTATAGTGTTTTATAAATTTATTATATTGTAATTTAATTTTTATGCGTTTTATAATCTCTGGAATATTTACTAGTATAGTCATCACAGAACCGATAATATAAAATATTTCACTTTCGTTATTTGACATTATAAACACCTCATTTAGTTTTAATATATTAGATATAGCGTTTAAATGTTAAATATAAGTTTATAACCCAATAGAAAATTAATTTATCAAAGTGACGTAAATACCCATATCACAATATATACTTTATTCTAGTCTGTTATATTTATTTGTAATTTTTAGAAGGAATATACAAACTTTTGTGTAATTATATTACATATGAGGGGATAAAATGCCAAAAATTATTGAAAATGATGATAAAACAAATAAGGAAATCATTCCAAAGGATATAGATCCAAAAGAAAGGCAACAATGTTTTGTAATTATGCCTATAGGAGATCATTCATCTCATGAGAAAGGTCATTTTTTAAAAATATATAGAGATTTAATTAAACCCGCTATAGAAGATGCAGGATTTGAATCGTATAGAGCAGATGAAGGTGGTGGAAGTCAAAATATACAAATTGATATAATAAAGAAAATTATTGAAGCACCAATGGCTGTATGTGATTTAAGTACAAGAAATCCAAACGTGCTATTTGAACTCGGAATAAGACAGGCTTTTGATTTACCGGTTGCACTAATTCAAGAGGCAGGAACTGAACGAATATTTGATATTAGTACATTCAATACTGGAGAATATAGAAGTGCAAGAATATATGATGAGATTGTACAAGATAGAGAATCAATAAGTAATTTAATAAAAACTACTTTCAAGAAGCATAATGATGGTGATGGTATAAATTCAATTATTAGATTGATACCTACTTTAAATAAGGCTAAACTAAGTGGTAAGGATATAAGTTCAAATGAATTAATTAAGATTATGTTCAATCAGATGAATAACTTAACTGATGAAGTACTGAGTCTAAAAAGAGATCTCACCAGGAAAAGTTTTAAATGTAATGATGATGTAGCCTTAGATATGAATGATAATATAGTTAATTTACACTTACCAAATGAAATTTCAATAAGAGATGAAAAAATATATAGATTGCTTTCAGGCTTAGACGGAAAGCAGCATTCAATAGCAGATGTAGCGAGAATAATGGGAATGAAAACATCTGATGTTATGAATTCATACAAGAAAATATCAGGCTATTTAGAAACGATTGGATTAAATACTAAGCCAGTTAAATATAGAATTTTAAATGAATAAGATTAAATAGGAACTCTATAAATAGGGTTCTTTTATTATGCCTAAAGGAGGGAAAAGGTGAGTAAGTATGAGTAGAATAGAAAAAATTGCGCATGTAGCTAGCGGATTAAATGAAGCAGCTAGTTTTTACGATAATGTAGTTCAAAATACAAATAACTTTCAAGATGAAGGATTAGAAGTTGAAATACAATATGGACAAAGTAATAATTTATTTTCAGCTTTGATTATTGCAAGAAAACCTATAATCAATAATACAACACTAAATATTGAATCTATTAATGTTAATAACATTGATGAAGTAATGAGTGGAATCGTTGAAAGAATGCAAAATGTAATTAAAGGCAGAAACTTATGAATGCATTTTTACAATGGGGCATTGGCTTTGTAATAGGTGCTATTATTTGTTTAATACTAGATAAGATTTTTGATTTTTAGAGGCAAAAATAAAATTTAAAGGATTATAACTCTTTCTGTAGAATATTGTATTTTATGGAAGGAGGTGTATAAAATGATTAACGCTCTTAAGAAAGAACAATATGATATAGTGATGAAGGAATTAACTAAGGCATTACAAACTAATGAGAAAAAGTTAAAAACTTTAGAAGCTGAATTAGTTAAAGCAAATTTGTTAACTACTTATTTGGAAAAACTATCAAATGTATACTATTTAGAACATAGAAGTGTTGATGAGATTACTAGTGACATTAAAAATATTAGTTTTGAAGTCGTAAAGATTGAATTATCAATTTCTCATTGGAAACAGAATGAGTTTTATATTACAACTGATCTAGATTAATTAAAATGGAGGTGATAAAGCATGTTAATACCATTTGAATTTCCCTAGTGATGAAGCAAGAAATAAATGGCTGCTTTATCACTATCTTAAAAAATCTTATACTGATATAGGTATTTCAGAGGATAAAGCTGAGGAATTAACTGAAAAAATAATACTTGAAAACTCTAAGAATTTGTTTGGGTTCCATGGATTAGCATGGCAACTTGGTCAAATATCCTTGGAGTTTTTTTGTATGTATTTTATGCAGGATATTTACCTACCAAAAGAAGATAATGCAGCTGCTCCAATTGCTGAAGTTCATGAAGAGCTTTGGAAAGATATACAGGATTCTATTATAGGTAATGGTCCAGAACAACTTGGCAGAGTTCTTCCTAGAGGTATAGGTAAAAGTGCATTTGGTACTTTGGGACCTACTTGTTGGGCAGTAGCATATAAGCATAAAACTTATGTGCTTATTTGTTCTGATATAGGAAGTACTGCTGAAAAGTTCATTAAAGATATTAAAGATAATATGATTGAAAATGAGTACATTGAAAGTGCCTTTAATAAAATACTTGATGATAAAAGTAGAGATTTTATTTGTAACTCTACTCAATTAGAGTTTTTAAATCATACTTTTGTTGAAGCTATTTCTTCAACTTCTCCAATGAGAGGTAGAAAATATAAGAATGTTAGACCAGATTTAATTATTCTTGATGATTATCAAAGTGAGGATGACTGTAGAACAGAAGATGCTAGGGAAAAGAAGTGGAAAAGATATTCTGATGATGTTAAGTTTGCAAAACAAAGGCCAGTAAAAAGGAATGGTAAGGTTATAAAAAAAGGTACCGTTCTTATGGCATGGGGAACTCAGCAGCACAAAGAATGTTTCTATTCTAGATTAATGAAATCTGCAACATGGATATTCAAAAAAGAAAAAGGTGTCTTGGTTGATGATTTTATAGATGAAGAAGGAAAAAAAGTAAATGGTGTTGACCATTTATTTAATACTGGCTTATGGAAAGATTTTAAGGACATACTTTTCAATTTTAAAAATGATTCAAGATTAGAAGATGCAAAAGAATTTTATTATAAGAATGAAGGAGATATGCAGTTTCCTATACTGTGGAGTGAATTTTGGACTTGCTTAGAGTTAGCAATGGATTATTATGAAAACCCAAACTCATTTAAGCAAGAAGTTCAAGGTGATGTTGATTCTATAGGGGAAAAATGGTTTAAATACATACGTACTGAAACTAGAGCAGAAATTGAAACTCATGATTTTATAAAAACTATGATATTTGCAGATCCAGCAGCTAGTGGTGGTAAAAAGAATGACTATAGTGCTTTCTTAGTTGGTTCAACTGCTACTAATGGAAATAAGTATGCTAGAAAAGCCGAATTAGCAAAGATTAATGCAAGAACAGAATTTGATAAGTATGTTGGTCATATGATTAAACTATTACTAGAATATCCTGAAGCAACTCATGTTAGTATTGAAAAAAATACTTTTAATGGTGCTGATGCCTTTACACTAGAAAAATTGATAAATGAGCATCCTATTTTAAAATATAGAAATATAACAATAATAAATGAACAACAAAAGAAAAATAAGGATGATAAAATTTCAACTTCAATTCCATATGTAAATAAAGGTGAAATTGTTTTTGCTAAAGAAGATGAAGAATTTACAAATCAAGTCATGGAATTTGCAGGTCAAAAATTTACTGTGCATGATGATGCAGCTGACGTAATGTCGGAATTCATTATGGCAATTGATAAAATCGAAGTAGTTAGTACAATTCAAATACTAGATAGAAGATCATTTGGACTGTAGGAGGTGATAGAATTGAAGTTAAGCGATATAATAAAAAGATTATTTAAAAAGGAATTAGGATTAGATCTTAATAATCCAGAACATTTAAATTTAGTTAAAAAAGCATATGGAAGTTATAGAGTATTCCAGAATATCTATGAAAAGATGTATAGATATTATAAAGGTGATACTGATGCAATAAGAAAATACTTATTTGTCACTGAAAGGTCTAATTTAAAGATCAATGCTAATTTTATTAAAAAATTTATTAAAGAAGAAGTAAGTTATACAGTTGGAAATGATATAACATATGAATCTAGAACTGCTAATAACGGTATAATAAACGATATTGATTATAATACAGCTCATTGGAATGAATTACATGATAGCGATTTAATGAAATATCTTTTAATATTTACTCAAGTTTATGAACTATATTATATAGATGGTAATGCTGATTTTTGCAGTAAAATTATAAAACCTACTGAGGGATATGCTTATTGCGATAAAGCTTCAGGTAAGGTTTTATTTTTTATCCATGCCTTTAAAAATGATTTTGATTGTACAACCACTTATATTGATGTTTATACAGATAATTATATTTATCACTTTGATGGTCATTTTAAGGAAATTATGGAGCCAACTGAAAATATATTTGGAGAAGTTCCAGTAAGTGGTGGAGAATTAACAGAAGAAAAGTATGATGATAGTTTATTTAAAGATCTTAAAGGTCTACAGGATGCATTTGAAACTAATTTAAGTGATATAGGCAATGAAATAAGTGATTTTAGAAGTGCATATTTAGTTTTTATGGGATGTCAAATTGATGAAACAAATATTCCTAACATGAAAAAGTTAGGGGTATTAAATGCAAAGACTAAGGATAGTAAAATTGAATGGTTGATTAAAAATATTAATGATAGCTTTATTCAAAATACTTTGGATAGATATGTAGATACAATGTATCAAATGGGTTGTCATATTAATCACAACGAAAAGCTTCAAAGTAATCTTAGTGGTGTTGCATTAGAATCTAGGTTAATTGCATTAAGGAATAAGTGTACTTTAGAGATAAAGGCCCATTACAATATAGTGAAAAATCGTAATAGATTCCTGTGTATATACTTAAATATTAAGAAAGATAAAAAATATGATTATAAGGATATTAAAGCTCTTTACACTCCTAATATTCCGAGTGATGATACTGCGACTGCTGATATTGTTTCAAAGCTTCCTGATGGGTTTATGTCTAAAGATACAATGAGAGGAAGGTTTAGTTTTGTAAATAATAAAGTAGCTGAAGCAGAAAAGGTTAAAAAAGAACAGCAAGATGCATGGCCAAAAACAAGTTTAGATAAGGTAGTTGGTAATGATGGCTAAGAAAAAACTTACTCAGGAACAACAATTCTTTAATGATAAAACTTTGGAATTTGCTAAAGAGCTGTATGATCAGAATGAAGAAAAACTAATAGAAGCCTATAGAGGGCAGATAAATAATAGAGATGGATTATTAAATAAAATAGCTAAAATATTATTATCTTACAATATAGTTGATAGTATATTAAAAATAAATGCAGTAGATAAGAAAAAGTTGTATACAGAATTAAGCGATTTGATTGTCACTAATATTAAGTCAGAATTAGATTTTGAAACTAACTTAACAAAAGAGATCTTAACTAGCGTTGGTAAAGAAAAATATAATATAAATAACTATGTGTATAGTTTGGGAACTGACTTTAAGATTACGCAACTTAAAGATGAAGCTTTAAAAAAAATAATAAACATTAAAGTAGAAGATAAGCTATGGTCTGATAGGTTGTATGATAATAAAAATGATATGTGCAATGTATTGCAAAAAGAGATTCAAAAATTTCTTAAAGGTGAAACTAATGTCAATCAAATTGAAAAGAAAATTATAGATAGATATGATACTAATGCACATGAAACTAGAAGACTTGTACAGGATAACATATGCAGAGTACAGGAAGGTGTCAATGATGTTTGGCAACATGAACATGATATTAAATATGTTATGTATATGGCTACACTTGATGGTCATGTATGCGCTAAATGTGCTCAATATGATAGTAAGGTTTATGAACTAGATAAAAAGCCTGTACAGATACCACAACATCCATTTGATAGGTGTGTTTATGTCAGCTTACCTAATAAAGATTGGAAGCCAAAAATGAGACTTGATAATGAGACTAAAGAAAATATTAATTGGCAAAGCTATCAAGAGTGGAAGAAAAATAGAAATGATGCTATAATTAGTAATAACAAATGGTTGCAATCTGAATTTTCTAGTGAAAAGAAATTTAACAAGCATATAGAAAAGCATTTAAAAGAGTATGGCGATACATCTGAAAAAGAATATCTAGAAACAGCTAGAAAATTATTGGCTGAACCAATAGGTAAAGATATTGAAGGATTTGCTAGTAAAAATGATTTTGTATTTAAATATAACAAGATTACAAATGATTTTGCTATAGGTAGAGCTGACGGATATATATCAACACTTTATAAACCTAAAGAAGGATATGACTATTGGTTAGATCAAATAAAACAATATAAGGAGGAATAATTATGAAATGTCCAGTATGTGGTCATGAAGTAGATGAATTTGATATTTGTGATAATTGTGATTATCAAAACAGTGGATTTAAAGAAAATGAAAACAGCCTGCGGGGTTCTAATAAAATGACATTAAAAGAAGCAAAGGAAGCTTATAAGAAAGGTGAAAAAATAGTATAGAAGCACTTACTTAATTTAAATAGGTAGGTGTTTTTTATTGCTAAAAATGGCATAATATTTAACATTTTGGTATAATTAATGATAATATAACAAAATGGAGGATATTATGGAAATAAGTTTTAAGTTTATAGATAGTAGTTTTTTTTTCTACATATGTATTACCAATATTGCCTACATTGTTTGGGACAATTTTAGGAGGAGTTATAACATTGCTAGTAAATTCTTGGCACGAAAAAAGAAAACAAATAATGGAACAAAAATTAAAGATATGGGAAAAAATTAGCAAATATTATGAAGAAATATATGAGGATTGTCTTGAAATAGAAGATGAATATTTTAAAACTAAAGTTGATAAGAATAAAATAATTTCCTTATTTATTGGTAAAAACAATAAGAATTTAAAAAATATTAGAAAGATAGATACACAATTAAAAAATTATTATATTTTGTTTGAAAAAAATGATTATTTGCTTAAAGTAAAGAAAGAATTATATGCGATAGAGTCATTTATAGAAATGAATAATGAAGATTGCGATATATATGAATTACATGATATGTTTGTCAATTTTCAATTAGAATTAAGCAATTCACATAAGATTCTAAATGCTGAGCTTGTAAAAGTATTAGAAAATAAAAAAATGAAAGCTTTTAATTAAGAAATAAGATAATTAGAGCATTTACTGGGAAGTAGGTGCTTTTATTATGCCTAAAATTAAGGAGTGATTATATGTTTGAAGTAATAATTGGTGTGTCAGTTTTAATATTGTGTATTGTTTCTATTGCTGTAGATATTAAAAGATTAAAAGCAGTAAGAGAGAATACTAAGGTTTATAAAGAATTAGATGAACAAGTAACTAAGATGCATAAAGATATGAAAATTGCAATTGAAAATCAAGAAGCAAATTCTATGTCCATAGAAGATTTGACAGAAGAGGTTTTAAAAAGAATTAATAAAACTAATTGTAGTTAAGGAGTGGTTATATGAAACTTACAGTAATAACAAAATATTTTAAGCCTGATAAAATTTTAATTGATGATAAGGAATATTGCCTAACGTTAGCAAAATACAAGTGAATATGGTTGCAGGAGAATTCCCAACAGCGACAGTTGAATTAGTTCCAACTGATATTGAAATTGATGGAGACTTTGAAGTTTCAACTCAAAAAAATTTAGAAAGGGAGTTGAATGGATACGAGAAAGTAATTGTAGCCAAATTAGAAAAAAAATATTACTTTCAAAAATGCAATATTGCCACTGTAAAAGGATTAAAACAAGAGTTAATTAAACTATCAAAAGATGAAGATTTCCTAAATGGATATAATAATAAATTAGATTATTTAAATATTATATTTGAAAGATTTGTAACTAACCCCCAATTTTTTGAAAAAGAAAAATTAAAATTAGAAGATTTGAATGGAAGAAACAATGGTAACAATTCCTTTAAAGGAATATGAAGATTTGAGAGACAGGGCTAACTTAAATCTATTAATGATTGACAAAATTACTTTTTTTGAAAGTAGAATGATGGATTTAGAAAGAAGAATATGTAATGTAGAATGTAAGTCTTAGAAATAAGGCTTTTTATTTTGTCTGAAATGACTCTAAACTATCAAATTACGTCTTGTGGGCGATTTGTGTACAAGGGGTATAAATACACTAAAACAATAAAAATTAATGTTCTAGGTCACGTCTGATGGTCTAGGGGATGGAGGTATATAAATGTTAAAAAAAGATTTAGCAGAAAAAATTAAAAATGCCAAGGATGATGAGGATATCAATTCTCTACTTGCTGGAACAGACATTGAAGAAACATTTAAAGCAAGTGGATTAACTTTGGATGCGTTTAAAGAAAAAATAAAAACAGACAAGGATTTTAAAGATTATGTTGAGACTGAAAATGACAAATATCATAAGAATGCTTTAGATACATGGAAGAAGAATAACTTAGAAAAGGAACTTGAACCTTTTATACAAGAAAAGTATCCGGATTTAGTTACGGATCCAACCCAAAAGAAATTATTGGAGTTAGAAAAACAATTAGCTGATGAAAAAGCTGCTAATGCAAAAAAAGATTTATTAGCTGAAGCTATGAAATATGCTAATGAAAAAGGAATCAAAATTAAATCTATAGATAGATATTTAGGTGATGATTTAGATTTGACTAAAGCTAATCTAGATGGACTTGTTGAAGACTGGTCTAAAGGAATTGAATCGGCTGTAAGTGAAAAAATGAAATTTAATTCTTATATTCCAGGTGGAAGTAATCCTGATGGTTCTAAAATATCAATTGGTGCATCAATCGCACAACAAAATAATAAATCAAATACTGCCGAAAGTGACCCTTGGGCAAGTAAATAAGGAGGAATAGACAATGAATTTTTCAAGAACAAGTTATACAAACGACATGGAGATATTGTATAGTAATGCAAATCTAGTTTCTTTTAGTGGAACTGTTTTAGCCACTAATATCACTGCTGATGAGAATGGGAAGAAATATGTTGTATCAGGAAGTTTAATTGATAAGGATGGTAATGTTGTAAAGCAAACTGGTGCTACTGGTACTGAAACTTTATCAACTACACCTGTAGGGATTCTCTATAAGACAGTTGATGTAACTAATGGAGATGAACCAGGTTCCTTTATTGTTGAAGGTTACTTAAGAGCAGATAGAGTTTTAGATGGATTTGCAGATAAAGCAATAACAGCAATAAAAACAGCACTACCAAATATTAAATTTAGATAACAAGGGAGGAATTAATAATGCCAAGATTAGAAGAAGTTTTTAGCACAGATGAATTAATAAATTATTACAAGGAAAGAAAGGTCGCTCCAATGCTTGGAGAAAGTTTATTCCCAGAAAGAAAGATTCAAGATATTGAGTTTGACATGATTTTGGGAACTGGAGGGCTTCCAGTAACAGCAGAAGTTCATGCTTTTGACACTGAAACACAAATAGCAAGTAGAGAAGCGATTGAAAAAGGTATTGCAAGCTTAGCACTTATTAAGAGACAAATAAAGATTACAGAAAAAGAACTAATAAAAATTCAAAACCCAAGGAGTAACAGTGAACTTAATGATGCTTTGAAAAATCTTTATAAAGATGCTGATAAAATGACCGAAGGTGTAAAAGTTAGAATAGAAGCCATGAGAATGGAAACACTTTCTACTGGTAAAATTGCTATTAATGAAAATGGTATAAAAGTAACAGTTGATTATAAGATTCCAAGTGACAATCAAAAACCATTCACATGGAAAACACCTGCGACTGATACTCCACTTGTTGATTTAACAACTTTAGCAGATGCAATAGAGGATACTAGTGGTTCTAGACCAACTAGAGCACTTAGATCTAGAAAGATTATAAGAACAATTTGCGCTTGTGATTCAATTAAAAAAGCAATTAATGGAGTTAATTCAGATAAGATCGTTACTTTAGAGGCACTAAACGCATTACTTATACAAATGGATTTACCATCATTTGTAGTTTATGAAGCTAAGTACAAGAAGGAAAAAGGAAAAGGATATGAAACTATTAGATACTTCCCAGAAAATAAAATTGCTATGTTTGGGGATGAAACTTTAGGCGAAACAATTTATGGATTAACTGCTGAAGAAGTAGAGCTTATTGGTGATGGAACAATGGATGAAGCTTCAATGCTAGATAATAAAATTTTTGTAGGAACATATAAGAGCGTTGATCCAGTAGGAAAATTTACCAAGGCAGTTGCAACAGCATTGCCAACACTACCACATGGAGAAGAATTAGGAATAGGAACAATTTCATTTAGTTAAGGAGGCATTAGCCTTCTTTTGTTTTAAGGGGGGATTTTGTTGGCTACTATTACAGATGAAGAATACGAACAAATGGCAATTCAATCAATAAAAGAATATAAAAATAAAGATTTCAAAGATGATGAAATTAGAATGAAATATCCTTTAGCTATTAAATTGATAATAGAAAATATAAAAAAATATTTATTAATAGATAAAAATATTAAAAGTGAAACTCAAGGGCCACGTAGTAGAACATATAAAGATGATGTTGTGATAATTGATAGCACCATAAAAATGATGTTGGGTGAGCCATATGTGAGGATGTATTAATATGGGTTGGTTTTATGATAAAGAAATTCAAATTTATATTTATGGAGATCACGCAGATGAACATGGGATAACTAGAACAGGATTTAAGCTATCGGAAACTAGTGAGCCTATAATGGTAGATGTTCAGCCTTATAGTTCTGAGCAAGCAAAGAAAGACTATGGATATGATATAAAAACTACTAAAAGAATCTTTATGGATATTATGGCTGAGGTTACTGAAGATGCTGTTGTTAAATACAGAGATCAATATTATGACATCCAAAAAATAATTGAATGGGATGATTATTCAGATGTAATGCTACTAGAAAAGAAAGGAATCACTATTATAGAGATCACTAGTAATGAGTAGTAGTACATTTGGATTCCAAGATCTTATTAATAAGGCAATAGAAGAGCAACGGAGATTACAAAGAGCAGTTGTTGAAACTATTGATGAAGCTGCAACAGAATGTACAGGAGAAGTTCAAAGTCGTACACCAGTTAAAAGTGGAAATTTAAGAAGAGCATGGACACATAGTAAAGTTCAAGTTGAAGGAAATATAACTTATGCTGATATTACAAATCCTTTAGAATATGCAGCAGCCATAGAAAATGGTCATAAACAACAAGTAGGGAGGTATGTTCCTGCTATAGGTAAAAGATTAAAGGTTGCATTTGTTCCAGGTAGTCATATGTTAAAAGATTCGATTACTATAGCACGTGCTGAACTTCCAGACAGGTTAAGGAGAAAGATAGGTGAAACTAAGTGATTGAAAATGTTGCACTATTATATAGTGTTACTAAAACATTAAAAGATAAATTTCCAACTAATAATATATTGATTGATGATAATGAAACAGAAATAAAAGTTCCAACATTTCATGTTAAAGTATCACCACTTAAAAGTAAAAATAAATTTAATTGGAGAAATAAGCTTTTAAATATTTATATTGAATATATTGAACCAGTTAAAAAACAGGAAAACTCTTTAAGAATGCTTGATGAATTAACTGAATTATTTGATGATAATATTTACGTTAATTCAATAGCTTTACCAATAGGTGAAAAAGATACAAATAGTGATGCTGATCCGGTTAGTATGACTATGACATTAAACTTTTTTGATGAAAGAACTAACCCAGATGTGACACCAGATACAATCTATGATGCATTAATGGGAATATTAAAATTAAATATTAATGGGGAATAAGCAAGACTGGTTTTAAACTGGTCTTTTTTTATACCCAAATTTAGATTAGAAGGGAGAAATATAAATGACAACAAGTAATACTATGCATGGTATCAAATTTACTGTACAAGCTTTGGCTACAACAGTAAGCACAAGAGCAGCGCATGGAGTGCTTTTTTTGGTATTAGATGATGCAACTGTTTCACCTGGTCTATACAGATATTCAAAACTAAAAAAAGTAATTGAAGCTTATGATGCTACCAATAAAGCATTAATAAGTACAGCTTTTGCAGACTATGGAGTTAAAAGCTTAATAGTTGCAGTTGGGCATGATACCGAGGGAATAACAGGGTCTTTAGATGCAACATTGTCTTTACTTAACAAAGTGAATGAAAATGGTTGGCTATCGGTACCACAAGTAACGCTAGAAACTGATAAGACAAAAGTAGCAGATTTTATTAAAGCACAAAGAAGGGATGAGGATTATCAACTAAAAGGTGTTCTTTATAACCGTACAAGTGATAACGAGGGAGTTGTTAATTTTACTGCTAGTAATTTAGGTGCCATTGACCCTAATGTATATGCAGTTCAAGTTGCAGCACAACTATGCACATTAGGCGCAAATGAATCTATTACAAATCATACGGCTAAAAATGTTACATCTTGTGATGTTAAGACGGATAATAATGATAGTGTATCCAAAGGTGAATTGTTCCTTTATAACAATGGTAAAAACATTGTTTATTCTAGAGGTGTAAACTCAATTCAAACTATACCTGCAAACCAATCTGAAGCAATAAGTAAAATTAGAATTGTTGAAGTAATTGATTTAACTAAATCAGATATGAAAGAAATATTTGAAGCAAGTTATATTGGAAAGTATGGAAACTCTTATAAAAACAGAAAGACTTTAATTAATAATTTAAATTCTTATTTAAGAACATTGTCTACAGATGGATATTTATCTAATGATGAAGTATCTTTTGCTGAATTAGATGTTGAAGCTACTAAGGCATATTTAGAATCTAAAGGTACTGACACTGAGAATATGAAAAATGAGGACATTCTAAAGGCTAAATTAGGAAGTAACGTATTTATAAAGGTTAAGTTAATATGCATGGACACAATTGAAGATATTAATATTAGTCTTAACTATGAAACATAGGAAGGAGAGTGATGTTAAATGTCAGGTGCAAATCCCAATAAAGTCGTTAGAACCAACAAGGGATATATAAAAATTAATGGTATTGAGTTGGCCGAATTGAAAGAATGTGAAGTAACTATTGAACCAAATGTTAAAAATTTACCACTTATGAATAGTGCTACGGATGCTGAAATAACAATGAGTTATAAATGTACAATATCGTTTAAGTTTCATAAAACTTACAGTAGATTTAAGCCAGCAATTCTTGCAGCGGCAAAGAGCCTTTCAAATTTCATCTTCGATTTTGAAGGCACAAATTATACTCCAGATGGGAAAGAAGAAGAAAGTATTGCTATTACAGATGCTTGGATTAAGGGAAAAACAACCCTTATGAAGTTAGCAAGTGAAAATGATTTTGGTGAAGATAGTTTTGAATCAGGATTTATGGTTGAAAATGCTGATTTTACTAATACAATAGATGATGGTGAAGACTGGGCCAGTAAATAATTGCTGGCTTATTTTAATTTGAAAGGATGATATAAATGGCATTATTAAAAATTGAAGATATTATAGCAAAGAAAGAACTTGTAAAGGAACAGGCACAGGAACAAACATGTTTAATACATTGTGAAAAACTTGGTGGAGAATTAGAAGCACATAGTTTATCTAAGGGTGATATAACAGATATTAGGTCAAAAATGGATAAGGATTATATGTTAGGAACTCAATATTTCATATTTATGAGTATTGAATATTTAAGAAATCCTAACTTATTAGAAGCATATGAATGTACAACTAATTCCCAAAGAATAGTAGAAAGATTATTCCCAAAAGAAAATGAATTGATTGCTATAGGAGAAATTTTACTTGATATGAATGGAATGAGTAAATTAAAACCAGGTGAAATTTTCAGAAAAGAGATTGAAGATCTAAAAAACTAATTATGTCCGAAGATGGTGAGCATATTGATATTGAACTTTATATGATTGCTCATTATCTTCAGCATGGACATGAATTAAAAGAATTATGTAATTTATCTGAGATAGAAAAATCATTTATGATTGCTAGCATGCTAGTGATGAAAAAACAAGATACTGAGAATGATATTGCATTAGCTAAATTTACAGGACGAATGGCTAATCCATTATTAAAAAGTGAGTAAAGGAGGGAGGTAAGTGGCAGAAAATATATTAGGTGGAAGATTGTCTATAGAAGATGCTTTTTCTAGTCCTTTAGAAAGATTTGCTAATAAAGTATTAGGAGCAGAAAACAGGCTTAAACAGTTTACCAATAATGTTACAAGCAGCACTCAAAGAATAGCGACTGAAGGCACAAAAACTTATCAGCAAGTAGACAAAATCGCGGCAAGGTTTGTCCAACAAGGCGATACTGTTGCAAATGCCATTAATAAGGCAAATGATATGGTTAGACAAAATCAAGAAAAAACAGTTGAAGGACTTTCACAAAAGTATACCAAGCTAGGTATGACAATACAACAGGCCTATTCTAAAGCACAACAGGACTCCGGTAAGATATGGAACGGTGATTCTAGTCCTAAAGGTAATGGTGATGGACTAAAGGATTTTGCACAAAGCTTTCTACAAGGTGGAGTTGGTGGAATAATAGGTAAATTAGGTCTTATTGGCGCTTGTATTACTGCAGGTATTACAGTTATGAAAACCTTGAATGATTGGATGGAGCAAGGATTTAATGTATTAAATAAAGTTTCTGATGGTTTATTTTCTCTAGAAGGAATTAAAAGTGCAATAGAAGAATCTATGACATTTGAAACTGGTAGAATGAAGCTTGACTTATTTTATGGTAGTAAAGAAAAAGGACTTTCAGCATATCAAAATGCAACCTATGTAGCTCAAAAAACATATGCTAGTGAAAGTGATACCGTAGAAATTTCGGCAAAATTAGGTCAATTGGGAATAACCTCAAGCCAAAAACAATTAGAAAAACTTGTAGACGTAGCTGGAACAAGACCAGAAGTTCAAACAGATCATATTGGACTAGCTGTAAAAGAAGCTATTGAAGGCAGAGTTATGATGATGCAAATGTATGGGATTAATAATAAGAATCTTAAGTCATATTACGATAGCTTAAAGAAATCTAATCCAAGTGAATACAAATCCCTAAAGGGTTCTTTAAATAAAGAGGGTACTGCGGGAAATTCGCAAAAGTATTTCAATTTACTTACCTCCTATATAGAGCAGTCACCAATGAACAATTACGCAGAAACATATGCACAATCTGTTAAAGGTAAAATAGAGAGAATGACAGGAATATGGGAAACTTTAAAGGCTGAAATAATGGGGATAGATGTTAAAACTGGTACTGCAAAAGAATGTGGAGTATTCTCGGCTGTTGCTAAAATGGTTGATGATTTAAAAACAAAATTAGAAGACCCAAGCACAGTAACTAGCATACAAACAATAGGCAATTCTTTTGGTAATGTATTTACTTCAATTTCAAATGCCTTTACAAAGGCTTTAACTCCAGAAACTCTAGATAAAATTGCCAGCGTAATAGTTAAAATAGGTGAATCTTTAGCTAAAATGATTGATAAGTTTGTTTCTAGTGGTCAACTGGATAAATTAATCAATGCATTACCAGCCTTGACTGAAAAAGTAGTTAAAAACGAAGTTATTAAAACAACGTCTAGTGTTGAAACTGATATTAATTTAGCTAGTGGAGATTATTGGGGTGCATTTAAATCGTGGGGACATGGTATAGATAATCAAGTCGCTAATACTTTTGGATTTTCTGACTCTATGGATAAAGTACATAATGCTACAGAATGGCTAGGAAATGTTTTTACAAATGGTATTCAATCTGGAACTAGTTATGAAAATGGTGTAATGCTAACTGATGCAAATGCCAGTACTGCAATAGATAAAAATTCTAATTTAAGTAGTGACCAAAAACAATCATTGAAAGATGTTATAAGCAGTGATGATTTAGCTAAATACAATATAACAATTCATAGTATACAGGCTAATAATTTTGATGAAATTATGAAATCAATTAAAGAAGCAGCAGCAAACAGAAAGTAGGTGATACCATGGCAGAAAGTATGACAATGGGACAGTTTTCATCTTTGATAAGAATAACGACACTGAGCAATTATAATAACATGCAAACAATGATTAATACTGACGAAAGTACTTCTATTGACAGCAGAGTTATTTTAATACCAGTATCACCTAGCGACTTGATGTTCAAGGAGTCTTCAGATACTGTTACCATAAAATTAATGAACTATGGTGAAGTACCAATAAAGATGAACAGAAAGTTGGCAAATTGGAGCATAGCAAGCTTTTTCCCTAACTTGGATAGTAACTACCCTTTTGTTAGGAAGACAGATTTAAAAGACCCTTACGAGTATTATTCTAAAACTTTGTCAACATGGATGGACAATGAAACTCCATTGGTTTTTATGTTTAAAACATGGGGTAATTATTATAATTGCCAAATCAAAGATTTTACATTTGGTCGAAAAGATGCTGTTGGAAATGTGTATTATGAATTGCAGTTCCAAGAGTATAAAAAGATTGATTTAACTACTGGTGAGAATGGAACAACAAATTATTCATCTAATATTTATTACCCGAGTGAGGGTGAAACAATTCTTGATATGGCTAAAAAGATATATGGTAGTTCTGAATACTACAAAACAATAATGTCTTTAAATAATTTAAGTAGTCCGGTAATAACAGCTGGGACAGGCTACAAGATAAGGTAGGTGATAGTATGGTTAATGTGTTTATTTACAATGATAATGGAATTATGGTAGACATAAGTGATTTATTGATTTCTGTAAAATATACTTGCTCTTTAGATAAGCCAGCGCAACAAGTTAACATAACATTAGCCTATAGTATTTATAGTACTTCATTCCCTTCGCCTTATGTAGCTTCAGGAACAAAAATAGAGTTATATAACAATGGTATCTGCATATTTAGAGGTAAAGTAAATACATCTGAATTAAAGGCCGATGAAGAGCAATTGGATATTACTTGCTATGACTACATTTGGCATGTAACTAAAAGCAAGATTGTTTATAATTTTAGTGATATATCTGCTTATGATGCAGTTTGCAAAATTTTTAATGACTTAGAAATCCCATATAGCAAAAATAGTATTTTAGGTGGACCCAATAGCGAAGGCGCTAAAGTCAATATAAATCATCTAATTAAAAATAAAAGTGCATATGACGCCTGCATGATGATAGCTACTGAACTTCATACACAATTTGGTACATTTTATTATATGTTTATGGATGTAGAAGGAAATGTGAATTTAATGCAATGTGATAAGTATTCAAGTAAGCAAGTAATAAAGCCATGTACGAGTCCAACCTTAACTAATCCTGATGGAACTATGATTTCGTTAAGTTATAAGAATGATATGTCCAGCATGATAACCAGAATACAGTTATTTGATAGTAAAGGTAATCCTGTAGATATTGAAACGGGTGAGTCCAGCGAAGATGATAGTGGAGGTGGTGAACATTAGCAGTATTGAACATATGAGTATCGCTCAAGCACAGGCTTTAGGCGAAAAAAGGATAAATGAACTATTAAAATTAAATAATCTTATAACTGATAGTGGTGAAGAAGCTGAAACAGTTAATAATACAATGACGGCTACCAATAGCATTATAAAAAAATATGGAATTATTCAAGATATAATTATTAAATCTGCAAAAGAAGATCCATTACTAAAAGCTAGAAGAATATTAAATGAGAACTGCAAGCCAAAAGAAACCATAGAAGTTGAATGTATAGGTGACATAAATTATAAAGTTGGTTTTGGAGTTCATTTAGTTGTTCCCTTCTTAAAAAACTATGAAGATTGTTTTAAGTATATAAAGGAAGTAACTCACGAATGGAAAAGTGATAGTTTATTTGTAAGCAAGCTTACATTAACACCAAGCAGAGTTATGGATGAAGTTGAGTGGAATGATTCAGAGGAAGAAGATGAAGATTCTACTGGAACTGATGGAAATGATTTATGGAAAAAGATTTATGCTTTATTAAGAGAACAAGAAGGCAAGCCATATGAATGGAGTAAGCATGGACCCGATGCATTTGACTGTAGTGGATTGGTAGAATATTGTTATAATCAATTCAAAGATGAATTAGGAATAACTATAGGATGGACTACATATGACCAATGCAACCAAGGTAACTCGGTCGATAAGGATGATAAAGGACAATGGAATCCAGGAGATATATTATTTTGGAAAGGTGATGGAAGTCATCCAGCTCCAGCGCATGAATCAGTGTATATTGGTGGCAATAAAATGCTTCATGCACCAAGAACTGGTGATGTAGTTAAAACTGTAGAAGTTATAAGAACAGATATTTATGCGGTTAGAAGAGTTATAAAAGATACAGTTAGTGCAAATATAAAAGATGATAGTATTCCTAGTGAATATAAAGATAATTTAAGTGTTGTTGATGGAAATTGTACTACTTTTATAGCCAATATGAAAAAGTATGACTATAAAAATATAATAACAAATAAATCTAACGCATTTGGAATTGATCCATATTTAACTGCTGCAATAATTGCAGTAGAATCAAGTGGGAATCCTTACGACGGAAGTACTTATTATGGACTAATGCAAGTTGAAAATGGTTCATCTGATGCAGCAAGTAATATAGAAAAAGGTTTGGAAGAATATAATTTTAAGAAAAAGATACTCGGTAGTCAAACACATGTTATATTAAGTGCGTATAATTCAGGTCAAAATACTTTAGAAAAAGCAGCGGCTGAAAAAGGTTTAGATTTATCTAGTTGTGGTATAAAAGAATTAGGTGATGCTTTATATGATTATTGTACTGAACATCCCAAAGCAGGCAAGCCTAATGAAAAGAAATATTATTCAAGCAAGGTTTTGAAAGCCTATAGTATTTTAAAATCTAAAAAAGTTTTAGGATAGGAGGTATCTATATATGGCGAAAACACCTGGAGATATATTTTGGGATGAAATAGAAAAACATAGTAAAAAGAATCAAATAGATGACCCTTTTGGAATTGGCAAAGTTGTTTCAGAAGACCCCTTAATTATCGAAATTGAGGGGCTTTATTTATATAGGAATAATTTATATATAAATCCTCACTTATTAGCTTGGGACGAGCAAGTACATGCAAGTACTACTGTTGTAGATTTGCATAGCCATGAAGTACTTTTAATACATCATTATTCAAAACTTAAACTAGATACTCATGTTGCTTGCTACGGGATTGATTATGACTAAATTGGAAAAATCTACCAAAAATATGTTGTACTGGAGGTGATTGAATAATGGGTTTGTTTCCAGAAGATTTTTATAACAATACAGTAAAGAAAACTGAGACTAATGAAATTACATTGCTAAAAGATTATGCTATTGATTTAAAAACAGGAGAGTTACTTTATGATGCAAATAAAAATGCAATCATTGTTGAAGGTCTAGATGCTGTAATAGCACAATCATGGCGAAAAATTCACACACCTAAATTAGATACTGCCAATAATGAAGGATATTTTATCTATGGTCCAAACTTTGGAAGTCAATTCCACAAACTTCTCGGAAAAGGTAAAGCTTATGGTGATGCCTTTGCATATCAAATGCTAGTTGAGGCTATAGTTGATGGAATATACATTACTGGAATTAATAATTTTTCAACAGCATTAGAAAAAAGTTCATACAAAATAAATTATACAATGGAAAGTATTTACGGAAACTATCAAGATAGTATTTACGTTCCAATAGAATAGGAGGTGTTAGGATGGCTTATCACAAAATTGCAGAAGATATATATAATGAAATGTTTTTAGGATATACAGCTACTGCTACTGGAAAAGGTAGTTTGCTATATAATGCATGTATGCCAGTATGTATGCAGCTATCACAGGCATTATTAAACTTGGATGAATCCACAAAAAAAGTATTTGCGAAAACGGCTGTTCAAAGTGGATATTCTGACTATGTGGACTTAAAAGCAGAAGAAGTTGGATTAACTAGAAAAAATGCAACTTTCGCAGAAATAGAAATAACGGTTAATGGAGCTCCAAATGCAGTTTGGAACAG